AAGAAGTATAAGCAAATCCAAAGTTCAAGTCCATTCCTTGACCAGTGATTGCACCTATATCAGCAGCTTGAATTACAAGACCTGATGCTACAGCTTCTCTTTTAATAGCTTCATTTACCATTCTCATTCCACCCATACCAGTTTGGACAATCAATTGTCTTTTTGGATCTGGACCTTGGAACTCAACTTTTCCATTAAAGAAGTTGTAGATCTCAGAACGGAATAAATCTAAGTTGAAGTTATTTTTATTGTATACTCTTTTGAAAGAGTTATCAAGCTGTTGCCAAAGACCTACAGATAATCTTAAATCATCTGGTCCGTCTTGTCTAACTCTACCACCTTGTCCCCACATTAAGTAAGACTCAATATCATTTGCAACTTTAGTTAAGTGAGCCGCTTCCATTTGAGTAAGGAAAGAACGAGAAAGATCACCATTATCAAAGGCTCTCTTTACTTTATCTTTACCCATTACTTTAACCATATCTTCTAATGAAGCTACAGAAGGATCCATGCTGTCTCCAGAAGTTCTCCAGATCTCAGTTACAGGAACTGTACCATCTGCATTCATTCCTCCTTTGATCATAAGATCAGCTCTAGAAGAAACAGAATAGTGAACGTGAGCTTCAGCACCACCTACATAGTTGTAGAATTCACGGAAACCAGTTCCAGTTGTGATGTCAGAAAATCTTTCACCATACTCACCTCTAGCAGAACCTTTTCTGAAGTACTTAGTACCGCTTGCCAAATAAGCAGCATCAAAGGTTGCGCTATTGTTATTGTTTACCATTTGAACTGTGTAAACATATCCATCACCCATAGGAAGAATGTCTTCATCAGTGATGTAAAGTTCAGTTCCATTATACTTGTCATAAGTAATAATGTCACCGTGACCAAACTCTCTTCTGCTGAGTTTAATGCGGAATGTCTGACCATCTGCACCTCTTGTACTACCAAGATCTTGATCCATATCCTCAATAATGTAAGGAAGATCTCTTGATACTGGAGTTTGCCACTTGTACTCACCACGAGCATTGTCTACTTCAATTACATTCTTTCCACCAAAGCTAGACATTTGATAAAGAGGCATTTCAACTTTTTGGGACATTGCCCACAAGTCCACTGGACCAAGGTCCATAGGTTCTGCATCCTTCAACATGTTAACCAAGTGGTAAGAATCTACGTGTGAACTTGCGTTGTACGCTGTATCCCGTAGAAAGATACCATTGTTTAAAACTGGAGTTGCCATTTTTTATTATTTGTTTTTATTGTTTACTAATTAAAATCTTTTGAACATATTGTTCTTTCTTTTTACTGTTGGTTGTGCATTTCTAGTTCTTTTTGTAGAGCTAGATGTTGTAGTTCTTGAAGAACTAGTATTTTTTCTTGACTGTGCAGTTTTCAATTTTCTTACTGTATCTGCAACAGCCGCTTGACTACCAAGATTTTTTACCTTACTCTTATATCCTTCTGGATCAGAAAGCAACCATAGTGCTTCTGCAATAAGGTCATGTCTTGGTTCTACAAACTGATATTTTTCAAGTAAGTGCCCTAGTAAGTTAGTTGGTTTACCAGATATAGAAGGATAGTTTGGCTGAACTAATCCAGCATATAAATGGTTCTGAACTTTTTTATCTAGTTTCAGATCTCCCAGTTTACCTTCAGCTAATGTGTTATATACGTTATCCATATATTGATTAGCCTGGGCTTCTTGTTGTTGTTTCTTGTGTTCCTGCTCTGCAAGTTTTTGTTGAACAATATGTTCTTGCATCTTATCTAACTTTGGTTTAAACTGATGAGCTTTTTTTGTAAGTTTATCAAGGTCAGCCCATTCTTCAATTTCTTCCTGAATTTCTTCAGGAGTACCAAAGTTTGTAGCAGTTAAGTATTGTCTTGCTATTTCTGCTTGGTGAGCTTCAACGTTTGGATCTAATTGAACAATCTCCTCTACATGAGAAAGAGTTCTAAATAATCCTTTCATATCTGTACCACCATCTGCTACATATTTTGCAGCTACTTGAAGTTCTTGAGGTAGCGAGTTAAAGAATTCTTTAGGGGTATTTCGTCTAATAGTAGCTTCTCTTTCATTAAAGTTAGCTTCAAATAATTCTCTAAAGTCTTTAGTAGAATAATCTTCTATGTCTTTATCATCATCAAAGCCAAATAGAGTACCTTCCTCTATCATCTTTTTAGCTAGATCAACCAGGCCACTTTTATCTGTTCTAGGCCTACCTCCTTTGTTCTCACCTTCTTCTTCTGCAGTAATGGCTTCATCAAGTTCTGATAATGCTTCTTCTACTACAGAGTCAGGGGTTGAATCAATCTTCTCTTGAGCAGTCATATCCTTCTCAGGAGTTTCAGTTGTAGGTTCAGTCTTGTCAATGAACGTTGTGTCAAGCTCTTCTGGTTTAGAGAAGATATTTGACTTTTTTTCTTCTTGTTCAGGCTCTACCTCTTCTGCTGGTAGCATTACACTTTCAGCACCTGGTTGCCCAAACATTTCTTCCAAATTTACATCTACAGTCTCTACCGTTGTAGAGTCTTTTATTTGAGTTTCCTCATTTAATTCTTCTGCCATGTGTCAGTTTTTGTTGGTTATTACTTTAATATACTAAAATAAATCTTAAAGATTTAAAATTCTTTACAAACTTTTATTAAAAATTTTGCATTATATAGCTAAATTATTTTTTCTTATCTTGCTGTGATGGTTTTACATCATACTTATTCTTATTTTCTTTTGCAATTGCCATCTGAGTTTCAGCTATTTCTCTTTGAGCTTGAATTTTTTGTTCTTCAATGCTCATTTTTTGTTGATGCTTTGTCATATCATTAGATAGCTTTTCTCTTTGTAATTGAGTTTGCTGTTGATATTGTTCAGTTTTTCTAATGTTATCCATTGCATCTCTGTAATCACTTACTTGGTTTTGATTTATATCAACCATAGATCCATAACCAGCAGCTCTAATCTCAGCAATAAGAATATCTTTTTGTCTATCCTTTTCTTTTTCCATTGCTTCTGCATCAAGTTTCATTTGCTCTTGTTGCTGCATTGCTTGTAATTGTTGTTGCTGTTGCTGTTGTTGCTGCTGCATTTCTTGTTGCTTTTGCGCTTGTTGCTTTTGCTCAGAATCTTTCATTGCAGCATTTAACTCAGCAACAGAATCTGACTGTATTACTTTACCAAGATCATAAATACTAGCACCTGTAGTATTATTTTGTACAGCCATTTGCTTAAGTTGTTCTAGTATAGCTCTATGATTAGCAGTTGTAGAAGTAAAAATATTAAGATCTCTCATCAACAATTCTGTTCCATTTACTTCAAAGTTTACTTTTTCATCAGCTGAGGTAATATAAGTCAACCTTGTTGAAGGAGTTGTACTATGATAATACTGAGCCAAGTCTGTTCTCATTTGATGAACTCTTGGCATTAAGTAATCACAATGCTGTATAAAGTAAGTTTCTGTTTGAGCATATGATGCATTAACAGCTTGTTCTACACCAGTAGCTGTTTGAGTAGATATTTGTTGACCCATTCTTTGCGGGTTAACACCAATAACTTCATAAGCTTGCTGCTTAAAGTAATTAGATAATTGAATTCTAGACATAAGTCTATTAGTCTGGTCTAAATCAAGCTTCTGAAAATGTTGAAAGTTTAATGCATTCTCTGTATTTGTAATAGATGTATCTAGCGGAAGCATTCCAAAGTCTTTCATAGCTACATATGCTTTAGAAAGATTTCCTTTGCCCCAGTCTTCTCCTAAAGAATGTTGAGGCAATGTATTTTGGTCAAGCATTATAACAGTACCAAGCTCATCAACTAATATATCTGCTATTTGATTATTTACAATATTATATCCAATCTGAAAAGGTTTCATAAGATCTACAAGTGCAGTAGATTTTGTATTTCTATCTGAGAATACAGCACCTTCTACAGGAAGCTTACAACCGTATAATGAATTATCACCTTTAAACTGAAACTTAAGAGGTCCTGGAGTTTTACGGTCTATACCAATATACATAGGACTCATTCCAGATGGATTATTCATGCCCCAATAACTAGGAACATTAGGTCCTATCTTAATACCACCCCACACTTCATTAATCCAGATCCAATCAATATGTTCTCCGTATAATAAATTCTCTTTACTTTTATTTTTAAATAATCTATTATCGTATATAGGCTTATCTGTTACTTTGTAGTCTTCAGTAATAATTTCAGTTAGTACATCTCCATCATCAGAGATTTTGGTAAGATGACCAAGTTTTCTTTGTGACTTCCAGTAACATGTTGTAACTCTTACTAAGTCTAGAGTACCTTCAGTTCTATAATCCTCACTCTGTGATAATATCTTTTGTATAACATCATCTCCTCCTGTAACAGTTCCATCTCCCATGAAACTAGTATACTGCCTCATTGCTAAAGAAGGTCTTTGTGTATTCCATTCATGAGACTGAGTTGGGTCATAAAAGCTACCATCATTTTGATATCCACCAATAGAGTAGCCTGCTGATCTAACAGGATATATAGCTTCTAAGGCTTCTAATTGATCTTTAGTCATTAAATATCCATACTTATCAATAGCATCTGATACAGTAATCATATCTGTGTAACCTACCCAATTAGATTCTGAGATATATCTTGAGTCTGGAGATTTATGATAGAAAGTAAGAAGTGGATTCCATAGTTCTACTTCATAGTCATCTTCCATCATTCTCATATGCCAGAACTCTCTATCTGTAATAAGCATATCTCTAAATGCTCTTTCTTCTAGTTCATCTAATCTAAACTTTTGAACATCTACTTTATGTTGATGAGTAGCCCATTCTTCTATCATTGACCTATAACTTTTCTTAAAAAAGCCTTCGATTTCAGGTAGAGATTTAATATTATCAGGAGACATTTGCTGTTGAGCTTCTTCTGAAGCTGGGTCTAAACCTTGTTCTAACATTGCTGCTAAAATTTTAGTTTGAGCTTCGGTCATCAAAGTCTCTTCAACCATTTGTCTTTTTTGCTCAAGCATTTCATTATATGAAAATTCATCAACAGCTCTATAAGTTAATTTAGTTGATCTCTTGGCAAACTCTGCTACAAGTACATTAATCACATTTGGAATAATAGGATAGAATTTTAATTCTAAAGCAGAACCTGAATCTTCACTTTGGGTTAGATTATCAATAATAGTCCTTGTCTCAAGATCTTCTTCAACTATGTAGTCATTTCTATCTATGTGACCTTTTGCTAGCTTATAGTTTTTAGATAATCTTCTTGCATTTATTTGCAGTTGTTTTATACCATTCCACTCCAACCAATCTAAATTCCAAGCAGCCCATTCATCATCCTTTTTCTTGCTAGGTAAAAATTGCAAAGGTTGTGTTATTGAGCCCATTCGGTTCTGTTCAACCTTGGCTCCCTTTTTCAATTGGAGTGCATTATATACCTGCATATTACTTATTTAATATTTTTAAAAGCAGAACCTCTACGACCTCTGCCAGTATTTCTTCTATTTTTTCTACTCATATGCCTAAACGGAGTACTATTTAATTTAAACAAATTTTCTGACTTTTGCAACTTTTTAGCAGTGTCATCCCTCTCTACTCTTTTGGTATAGCCTCTATTAGATTCTTGTATTTTCATAAATGATACAAGAGCTGCAAATGATACTAATCTATCCACGTTGACTCCATCTGCATATTCTTGCATTTCTTTTATGAGCATTGGGTCTGGTATTCTTTCTATACCATAAGTTGTTCTTACCACAGTTCCATCATCTTTTGTTTCCTGATCAAGTTCTTCACTTACAAACTCAATTGCATATGATAACAGGTGCGCTTTGAATAATGTTCCTGTATTCTTCCAGCCATATTCCTGGAACACATTCCTATTAGAACCAAGATCTTTAAGAAACATTATCTGACTCTTAGGAACTAGATACTTTTGTTTCTTTCTAGATATCATATACTGGATAAATAAAGATATGTTATTCTCAATCACTGTCCAGGCATTATAATACTCTATGATTAGTTCTAGTCTTTGATGTGTTTTATTTATATCATCAAATCTACCGCACCATGCAGCTACTATTTTACTTTGTTCTATGTAAGTCTCTGTTTCTACTCCAGTAACTTTAGTTACCTCTACAGAGTTTTTCATTACATAGATAGAACATAATGATTCTGATGTTGTAGTTTTACCCTCTGACACGGGGTCAATGGAAGCATAGTATGTCCCAAATCCTGGATCTGCAACAGGTCTTTCCCAAACTACAAGACATCCTGTTTTATCTTCTGTCTTTTTGTTTATAGGAAAGTCTTTAATTGGTTGCTTGTTACTTTTCTTTACAGCTGGTTTACCCTCATCATCTGCATATATGTCTAGAAACTCATATCCATATTCTTTTTCTTCTATTCTTCTATTTTGAGCTGCTAGCAGATGCGTAGGAAATACTGATACAGATCTATTATCAAAAGCTTCTTTAATATTTCTAGGATGCTGAGATATCCTAAGTTGATAATCCTCTGGAGCTAAGTCTCTTTTCCACTCATCAAATTGATCCTGTAACGCTATAGTAGCTTGTTCTACTAATGAGTTACCATATTGGTCTATGTGTGGAGGCATAGACCATTGTTCTGGTATAAATAAACCTGACAAACCTGTAGTACCTTTATGATCAATTAAATCAGTTTCTACAGCATAAATATCTTTAGAAGTTGGATTAAGTATCATATCCTTAAGTGGATTACACTGTGACAAGTCACCCACTGATCCTGCTGCTATAAATAACCCTGTAGTTGTAAGTCCTGATCTCATTGCTGGTCTCATGTACTCATATGTCTTATCCATCTTAGGTGCGATACCTGCCTCCTCATGAAAGAAGTATTTAACTGGACCCCCTACACCATTTGTTGGATCTTTCTCAAATGACATACCTTGTATTGTACCTTTAAGACCTACCTCAGTTTTTCTATTACCTTTTCTTACTTCTATCTTCTGCTGCCACATCATGACCTTACTTGGATTCATTGGTCTATACCAAGCAGTATGTTCATTTAGAAATGCAGCGTATTCATCTAGAAACTTCCAAGATCCTTTCTCATTTATATAATCTTTAAGGCTAGCTCCTATTTTTAGAGTTACCCCTGGCTCAAACCATTGCTGATTAATAAGCTTTGCCATATGATAGTAAGAGGAAGCTATCTGTCTTTTCTTAAGTATAGCTGCATGTTTATAGTTTAGTTCTGCTAGCATTTCATATAAAGCCATATGATACTGAGCATCTCTAATATCAGCAAAACCAAACTGCTGTATTTCTTTGTTAAAGATTGGTAAGAAGTTTAACCACATATAGTAGTCTCTTGCAATATACCAAGTGTTATCTCCTGACTTATATATTACACCTCTTCTACACTTTTGCTTTTCTCCTTCCCAATAGTTTATAAAGTCTCTTGATTTAAATGGTGAGTCGCAATAAAATCCTTGAGTATTAAACTTAGTAGCTTCTGCATTAAACATCTTGCTGGTTTCATCAAACTTGTATTCACCAGGTTGTTTAAATAGATCTCTTACATAAGTAGCAAACTCTTCTCTAGATTCAAAGCTTGTGCTAGCCCATGTTCCATTATCCCATGTAGGTATATCTTGATATATCTCACTCTTATTGATCATATCCTAGTCCAATACCACCTCTTACATTACTCTGCTGTTCTTCTTGAAGATCTTTATATGCTCCTTTAAATGATTCTCTAATCTGTTGATACTTGGCAGCTGCGTTTACTAGAGAGTTAATGTTACCATCCCTACCATGTTCAATTGGCGTAGTCTGCATGTATCTACCTAATCTATCTAACATAGCTGCAATACCTTTGTATGCTCTAGAGGTTGGTGTCTCATACATCTTCTCGCAAAACTTAAGTGCTGCCCATATATCATCATCCTCTGTACTAAATTCTGCATCTAGTTCTTTTAATACTACTTCTTCTTTTTCATGCTCAGGAGTATGAAAAAAAGGATTCATATCTGGATTAGGACAGGTCATATAAAATAGATACTGATAGATTTTAAGATAATCATCAGGATAGTTATCCATTATATCTTTTAGTGACTTGAGTGTATAGCAGTGTTCTGTTGGTACAACCTTGCCATTTTGTATATCAAATAGTTTTGCAATCATTTTTTTAGTTTGTGTCTGTTGTCTGTTAAATAATGGATTATTGAAATAACTTCATCTTTTAGATAAGGAACAGGAATCTGTACTACTTCTTTTACAATAGGATCTCCTTTATCTGTGTATTTAGTTATAGGGTAACCATAATCATCTTTACCCTCTTCCTCAAACTGTATATGGTAGATAAACACACTACCAGGTCTTAGTTTGGGGTTGTGCTTTAATATAATATACATATAAATACTTAGCTGTAGAGCATAATGATTAAAGTTACAATCATCTAAATGAGATAAAGGAAACTTCATTTTCTGTGATATGCCTTCCCAATCTTTATAAGATTGCATCTTTATCTCCTTGTTTGTCTTGTAATCAATAATAGATACTTTTCCATTTACTACTTCTACAAGATCTGACTGTCCGCATATACCTGCAGACTTAAGATATACCATATGCTCAGGATATACTCCAGGTTCTAGTTTTTGATTTGGAGAGACTTTAACACCTTCACTCTTTATTATAGGGCTAAATACTGGTACAGTAACTCCATTTCGTTCTATAGATGCAAGTGCACACAGATCAGCTTCTCTTTGATTGTGATAAAATGTACCTAGAGTCATAGCTCTTTCAGATTCTTTTTTCCATATATCTTGAATCTGTTTAGGTTTCATTCCATACCACTTAGAATTTTTTCTTTTGGATACTTTTTGTGCTACTTTCTTAGCATCAAATGGTTCTTTAAAATGTGAAGTAAGAGATGTTACGCTTATCCATTGTATACCATCTAAGTTATTACTAGTGTAACTATGATCTTCTTCTTTAAATGTTATACTCATAATTCACCTAGTTTATCTTCTTCATTTTCTGACATCAAAGCTTTCCATTCTCCTAAAGGACAATCTGCAGAAAGAGCTCTTGTTTTAAAACTTAATGAGCATCCGCACTCATTACAACATGGAGCTGTACCAGGAACTTCACATTTGTTACCTTTACTAGGGCATTCATTACATATAGCCATTCTCTTAGCAGCAATGTCTTCTACAAATGCATCTCTTATTGTAGCATTCTTTATACCTTCATAAATTTGTTTTCTATTGTCCCAAATCTTTTTTAGATTCATCTTTACTTTTTTTAAAAATTTCTTTTCTTTTTTTCTCAGAATCAATTTGTTCTTTTATAGAATAAAGGAACTCTATCTTTTCTTCTAACATCTTTTTATTGTAGTATGCAGAATATGTAGATGTATCATGATTTTCTAAATATTTCTTAAGTTTAGGTATTGCCTTATTTATAGATCTTTCTCTAGCAATAAATAATCCTAAGCCTGTAATGTTTATTCTTGGATGATATAACTCACTTAACAGAGTTCTAACATTTTTATAATAAAAATCAACTAAGTTTTCTACTAAATCTTTTGAAATATCTTTTTGTTCAGATATTTCTTGGTATAATAATCTTGACTTCTTTGGTTTCATTTAGCAAGAAAATTATAGTCTAAAAATATAGATCCTAAAGTTTCAATGTTTAATTTATCATTGATGGATATTAGTTTTTTATTTTTAGAATCTCTAGAAATAATATTAGATTTTATACATTTATTAATGCAGTTTCTAACTGTTTGCTGAGACTTAAATATTTTATATTCTTCAGCAGCATCATAACAAAAATGCGAAATCTCTATGGGGCCAATAGACCCTAGTAATGTTAAACATTCAAGATCAGAGTTACTCACTGTTATTTTATTTATGTAACAGTGAGTAACTAATTGAAACTTAATAATGTCTTTCCTAGACATTATTACTTTTTTCTGAACTCGTTTAACAACAGCCATTATGCTTCTTGTTTTCTAAGTTTTCGCTTTTTAGCAACTGGTTTTTCTTCTTGCTCAGGCATTTCATCTTCTAAAGGTGGGGCCATCATTTGAGCATAGTGCATTTGAATCTGAGCTCTTTTAAGTCTAAGCTCATCAATATCAGATAGCATTTTTTCGTAAGCTAACTGAGCTTCTAAGTAGGGCATAGATTCTTTGTAAAAAGTTAGCATTTCTTCTTTTTTTTGTACTAACTCTTCTGGTGATAAATTTTCAGGATTTTCCATTGGTTTAATTTTTATTTAACCAAATATACAAATAAAGTTTAAACCACAGAAGTTTAAATAAAAAAAACCTGGGTTATTACACCCAGGTTATAATCATTAAAATTAACCTTATGAAAAACAGAAGGATCTTTACACTTTGTTTTCAGCCTCTACTTGCTGAATCATTTCAAAGTGAATTTTTGC